GAAATATATGGATTAACTAATAATTCAAGATTTCTCGAACCATTCTCAACATTTTCAAGGAAAAAGTTAACCGGCTTGCCACCGTTTTCACTATTAATTTGTCTAGCATAGCCAATTGAACCATTATAACCTTCTTCGATAATATAATCTAAAGTTGTTGAATCATTAGCAAATACTGATTGTCTTAATTTAAAGATACCAACATTAAGTGTATCGTCAAAGAATCTTGTACCAATATCATAATTAGTAATTTTTTCTTCCATCACTTGCGATACTGTATTAGTAGCAGGATTATTTCCATAAGCAGGTGTTGCTGTTAAGGAGAAAGCTAATCGGGATTTCGGAATACTATTATAAGCTGTAAGACCAGAAGTACCAGCAGACTGTGTAACAGTATAAGCAGTTTGAATACTATCATAATTAGAAGCAGGGTTAATATTTGTATTATCTGCTAAACCAACATAATAACCTTGATACTTACCGTCAATTGTTGTTTGTCCAGAATTGATTGCTATTACAGCAGCACCTGAAAGACTCTGTAGAGAGTTGAATGTTGTTAGTGCACTATTACTCCATTGCGAGAATAACGTACCGTTAACAAGGTTTGTGTAATCTGTTTGTGAGATATTAAACTGCGTTGGTTGTCCAAGCAAATATGTAGCACCTGATGCTCCTAAATAAGTAGTAGAAATATTAGTTGCAGATAATGTACCTGTACCGGAGAGTGGTGTGTTAGCACCAATACCTGATATAGCATTTGCAGCTACGATAGCTGGGTAAGCGAGAACAGATATAGAAGAACCAAATCCTTCACCTGTACCGTCACCATAAGGTAATCTGTTAATAAGTACATTAGCAGATGAATTAAGTGTTGCTTTTACAGTATGATAGCAATATCTTTCTGCTGGTGTCTTTGGATTTCCGTAAATAGATTCAAATTCTGAAATGCTTCCTACGCTTAAAACCTCATCTGTTGGACCTTGATCTGTATAACCTGTAATATAAACGGTTGTGCCGGCAGGTGTTGGTACTCTTAGAGATAAATCATTTTCCCTAATTTCAACACCTGGTGATTGGATTGTTCTTTTCGCCATATAAGTATTTATACTTTTTAAGTATAAATTTTCAGCTTAAAAGCGATGTATGCAGCTGAGAGTAAACAAAGGTAAAGGATGATTCGATTTCTCCATCTTCTCTATAGTTATAATTAATACCTCCTAAATCAGTAGGAAAAGCTTTAGTGTAAATAAATTTAATTTTTTCGTTATTATACTCATCAAGCCCGTATATTGTTAGGTCTGTTTGATAATCCTTAAATCTGTCATCTTGAACAAGACCTGAACTATCATATACACCTGTATATTCGTCGTGAAGTAAATTAATCCATTTATAAATCGTCCAATAATTATTATATTGGTTATCTATTGTAAAATTAACCGTTACCGGGGGGTAAGGATTTTTACTGTGTGTAGAATTATAAAGAGTACTACCAGAATATCTTATTTCTAACGCTGGTACAGTAATTGCAGGTACAACAGTTCCATATATAGAAAGCTGCATTGAATCTTGTATAACAGTAGCGTTATTACGTTCATCGTGCTTATTAATTTTCTTTAGTGCATTAGGCAACTGAAAGACAAGTCTAAACTTATCAACATGTGACTTATTAAGAACTGATTGTGTATATTGATTAGTAGCCATATGGTTTCCATCCTTCCGCTGCCATTGATTCCATTTCTGAGAGTTGTTCTGTATATCCCATACCGAAAACAATAGGCGTCATGTATGGATTATTTAATCCTACTACTTCAAAATCATTGTATATAGATGTAGCATTCTCAAATGTAGCTACACCGAAATCCATTGCTTCTATAACCATAGGTTTTCCATGATCATCTAGTTCAAGTATATCGAAGTATCTCTCTGTTATTTCTTTCTCTAATATAAAAAGCGCATATAAAAGAGACATAACTCTATCATCATTAAATCCTCCTTTAGCTTTCCATGTGCCATTAGGATATCTAACGAAATCTCGCATCTCTTTAAGTGTCTGAATATCTTGTAAAGTAACAGAGCGTGTTTCGTTAATAAAGTATCGCATATTCATAACACCTTTATATTTGGTGTTAGTATGAGCAATCATACCCATCTGTGGTCTACCACGAAGTGCTGCTTTAGCACCATACGATACAACCTTCTCGTAGCCTACATCAAATGCAAGTCTATCAACAACTTGTGCACCGCAGTTATTACGTTCAATAAGAGCTAGAGGAGATCCCCAGTTTAAAAGTATAGTGTGTAGTTTATTTGAAAATTCTAGTGGTGGTATATTTCTATTATGATATACAGCAACCTGCTTAATATCTCTTGTATCTGTTATATCTAATATCTGTATAACAGAAGCATCTGCTCCTACTCCTTCAGATATATCAACACCAGCAACATATATTTTTGAAGGGTCCGGTTCTTCCCAGATCTTATAGTTACCATCATCTAATATAATCTTCGCTTCTGTACACTTTCTTGACATTTCTTCAAAAAGCTCTTCATCAATAGAAGATTCACCAGAGTTAATAAATTCACAGCAAAATTCTTGAAGCCAAGCCTCTGTAGAGCCAAGAGCTTGTCTAGTAATAGAAGCCCACTTTTCATCTCTACCTGGAACCTCGTCCCACATGATTCTATCATGACCCCACCCGTTTTCACCTTTTTCAGCACCATCATATATTTTATGAAACAGATTACCTGTACCATTAGCGGTAGAACATATAAACACTTTAGATTTTTTAGATGATGTAATAATAGGGAATACTGATTTCCAAAACTCCTCTACTAAATGAGACTCAATGAAGGCACACTCATCAATGATCAACAAATTTACCGATTGACCCCGAGCAGCTGTACCAGTTGTAGTTGTAATACCAATACGGCTACCATTATCTAGTGTCATCGATGTCTTACCATACTCCTTAACACCTGGCTTTAACCATATAGGTAATTCCTCAAATGCCATTCTAACACGTTGAAAGATTTCAATAGCAGTTGCTTCTTTGTTAGCTACTAGAAGAATACGCTGATCATCCATAAAGCATGCATACCATAACATATAAATTGTCATTAGTGTAGACTTACCGATTTGTCGAGATGCTAATAAAATAAAGAATCTATTATCTCTCATTTTTCGCATTACACGTTTTTGACATGGGTGTAATCCAATCTTTTCGCGACCCCTATCTAGATTAATAATATGGAAGTAATTTTCAGCAAAGTGTAATATGTTTTCTTTACACTTTTTTATCTCTTTTACCATCCATGGTTCATACGCTATTTGCGCATCTGCAGCTGGTAAGTTAGGGTTTCCAAGATAAAACTCTGTTTTATTAGCTTTTTTAGACATACTACTATAAATATATATATGTCAAGATCAAAAAACGACTTCGCATCCATCGGAAATTTATATGGTGGTATGTTAAATGGTATCAAGAGTCAGCTCGTAGCTGAAGGAAAAATTGGACCTGCTGTTAAAACAGCTAAAACTAACCCAACTATTAAACCTGGTGAAATCGGCGATGTCGCACTTGCTCCAGATAGAGGGCCTCGTACCACTGCTGGTTATTTACCAGCTAAGGTTGATAAAAAGACAATGTCTAAAAAAGACATTGATGATAACCTCTATAAAATCGATGATCTTTCATATGATGAGGATGAAGAGACAAAGAAAAAAACTAAAAAAACTGCTTTAAAGAAAGCTAATGTAGTTAAGGCTAAAAAAATGTCCGAAGAAGATGAAGAAGAACTTGTAAAAGAAAGTGGAAAAATCGCTAAGGAGAGACTAAATAACTTTATGAGAAGAAAATCGATTTTTGATAAACTTTACGAAAACGTTATGCAACCGGACGGCCGCCCTGAAGGCGGAGAGATGGATGATTCACAGGAACTTGATGCTCTCGGCATTGACGGTGAAGGTGACGAAATGGGTGGTGAGGATGAAGTAACCTTTACACTTGACCGTGCTACTGCTGAAAAGCTTCTTGATGTTATCGGTGCTGCTATGGGCCAAGGACACGAAGAAGGTGAAGCAGAAAATGAATACGGTGGTGAAGAAGATTCTGGCGAATTCGGCGGTGAAGAAGACGAAGAAGGCTTCTGGGACGAAGACGAAGAAGAACTTGCAGGTGCCAAGGAATTCACAAAGGAAGTTAACTTCGGTAAAAACAACAAGGTCAGTAATCTTAAGGCTCAAAACCAAAGTGTTACAGGTAGTTACACAGACAAGACAGGTGTAAGTGATGAGTATGGTCACTCACTCGTTAACGCTAAGCAAGTTGATATGGGCAAAGATAATAAAGTCAAATCAGTACTTAAAAACGCTGGTGGTAAGAAAATGTTTGAAGTCTAATTTTTAACTAAAAATTTAATAAAGCCCTGTAGTTTTTCACTACAGGGCTTTTTTTGTATAAATACTATTATGGTAACGTTTAGTGACTACTTACTCGAATACACAAAGGATAAAGAAAAATCTTTAT